TGTACTCAACCAACAACCCAAAAGAACGCGCAGATAAAGCGTGGGATTGGTTGGATGCATCAGGGCCAGTTTGCAACAAACAGCAATTGACCTTGATTTACAAAAATTTGCCGACCCTTATGGGGTCATCGGACAGCATGAAAATTCGGGCAAGAATTGAGCAATTGCATGAAAGGGCATCAAAATGAATGAATCGTGGTTAGCGCGGAACATCCAGCCCGTAACAGTGGTATTTTTACTGTTTTCTTATTTTTTGTTTGCTATGCTTTCTATATTTGATTTGGAAACTAGAGGTGCATATGTAGACTTGCTAGGCCAAGCCATGATCATTGTGATTACCGCTATATTTGCTGGAAAAACGGTAGAGACTGTGGTGGACATTCGCACCAACAAAAAGGAAACATCAAATGGCACTTGATCCGGTCAGCGCACTTCTTGACATTGGCGGCAAGGTTATGGATCGGTTGTGGCCTGATCCAGCGCAAGCTGCTGCTGCAAAATTGGAATTGTTCAAGCTACAGCAAAGCGGCGAACTGGCAATGATTGCGGGCCAGCTTGACATCAACAAAGCAGAAGCTGCCAACCCATCGGTTTTTGTCAGCGGCTGGCGACCAGGCATTGGTTGGGTCTGCGGCGCAGGCTTTGCCGTGCAGTTTGTCATTGGCCCGCTGGCTGAATGGGGTAGCGCAATCTATGGTCACCCTATCAAATTTCCAAGCATGGACATGGGCACAATGATGCCTTTGCTTTTGGGAATGCTTGGCCTTGGCGGTATGCGTACTGCCGAAAAAATCAACGGGGTTGCCGCCAAATGATCAACTCCCGCAGCTTGGATGACCTAGCCCCGCCCGTTAAACAGCGGGCACAGGCGTTTGTAGACGCTGCCAAGGCCAAGGGCATTGACTTGCTGGTGACATCCACCTACCGCGACAGTGAAAGCCAAAACGCGCTTTACGCCCAAGGCCGCACAACGCCTGGCAACATAGTGACAAGGGCCAAAGCAGGGCAGTCTTGGCACAACCACCGTTGCGCCCTAGATGTTGTGCCGTTGGTCAATGGAAAAGCTATATGGGACGATCAGGCCATGTGGAAACAAGTGGGCGAAATTGGCAAATCCTGCGGCTTAGAGTGGGCTGGCGATTGGAAAACTTTTAAAGAATATCCGCACTTTCAATATACGGGTGGAATGACCCTTGTCCAACTTCAGCAAGGCGCAAAAATCACTTAACTTGTGTTTCGACTTGATGCACCAATGCGGCGTGCATCTTAGAAACCTCTACAAGCGCCTCTTGGGTCAATTTAATAGCCAAGTCAGTCTTGTTGTCCAACACGGCCCAATGTGCATCTTTAAGCGCCTTTTCAGCGTTCATGCAGGGTCTTGCGTAGTCAATCATTCTTCTCCTTGATGTCGTAAAACCAATCGTCGCCAGCACTCCATTTGCGTGTGCCGTCCACCGTCCAAAAAGTTTGCGCGGCTTGGAAATCAGGAAATTTTGTTTCAGCAGGCACAAGGCTTTGGTCATACCAAAGACAGCGGTTGTTTGGCTGACAAGCAAACTGCCCGTTTTCAAGGCGCATGAAATTGAACGATTTGTGTTCTTCAGCTTGTTCTGTAAAGCCGGTGTCGACGTCCATGCCGTCGGCGCAAAAATCCACGGTGAACAAGTAGTTGCCGTGATACCACTGCCTGTCCTTGCCCAAGAACTTTACGCCCAAGTTACGCAATGCAATCTTCTCAACGACCGTGAATCGGTAACCCATGCAGTCCCATAACTGTAGGAAGTCAATGGGCAGATCACCGTGGTTGGCTTTCCACACATAGGCATGGATAGGCAGCTTGTCGTACAGCGCCCCGTAAGCTGGCAACAAAGATTCAATGCGAAACACTTGCCCGCGCAAGGCTTTAATGCTGACCCAAATTGCTGGCTCCAGTTCGCCGTGGCCTTTGGTAAAGTTGTGCAAAAACTCACGCCGCACAAAGCATTTCAATGGCGGCAACGCCGCAACAATGTAACTCATGTTTTTCCCTGCGGTGCGGAATAAAGCGCCATGCCAACTGGCAAAACCATTGCGCGGTTTATAGGCTCAACAATAAACCTACCAAAAGACATTCCAGTTACATACGCCACAGGCTCCTGCGCTGGCTGTGCCAAGGCTGCTTTTTTGCCATCGTAAAAGCCAGACTGGTATGCAATGGTTAGTGCGTCAGGCTCCTGCAACTTGCCCGCAGCCGCCTCACGCTTTGAATTAAATCCGGTCATAGCATTCCACCTTTCAAAGTTATGCAAGTGCCCTCAATCAACGTGACCATCTGACCGCCTTTGAGCGCCATCTTTTGCAGATTTTCTTTTTGTGCATCTACCGCCGCGCGGCATTGTTGTTCGGATTTGTACCAATTTTGCGCTTGCATAAATTCGCAATTGTTATTCATGCAGACAAAAAGCACAGGAACAAAAATAACTTGAATCATGCTATCAATCCCCACACAATGCTTGCAACCACAGACATAAACAGCACAAAGAAAAAAACGGCAATGATGGCCTTGATCATGTCAACAAAAAAGCCGCCGCCGGAATCGTCATCATCATTCATTTGCATTGTTCCGTAAAGATTGCCAGCACACTGTTGCATGGTGGGCAATACGTTGCGTAGCCAAGCCAAAAAAATGCCGCCATCATTACGGCCCACACACCAATCAAAGCAAAAATAAATAAAATGGTTTCAAAAAATCTCATATCAATGACCTCTGTTGTGGTTGAAATGCCCATTCACGTTCCAGCCGGTTTGACAATGATTTGACCAACTGGCCCGTTTGTTTAATCAACCCCTGGCGCTCCAATTCGGGCAACCGGCGGCTAATTTGATTTCTATCTAACTTGGTCAACAGCATGATGCCGTCTTTGCCTAGCGCCCCATGACGCTGTAAGCAATCAACAATAATGATGGCGTGATCTTTAGCCAGGCTATAAGCCTGATCTGCCGCCATCCAGCTTGTCACCGGATCGGTGTTTCTAGAACGGTATGTCATCTTCGTTGTCCTTTGGCAAACCTTGATATTTGTCCTCGCGGGCGCGTGGTTCATTCAAAAACGCCCAGCCGTCCCAACCGCCATCTTTTAGCGGAATCACGTCCAGTTTGAGCATTTCGCCTTTTTGCGTTTGAATGATTGACCCAATGCGCTGGTAGCGGTTTTTTTGCTGACCATCGGCATTGGTGTAGCTGCCCACAATGCAACTGATTTCCATTTTGATTTTTGACATGATTACCCTTTAAGTGATTCGGCGTGTTTCTTAATGCTGCTGCGGGTTTTGCTGTCAAGCATTCCCCACAAAGCGGTTTTTTCTTCTACATCGGTGATGCCCGAATATTCTTCAAACGCACCAATTACATCGACTGCGCTCATGCGCTCATCAATGGCTGCTGCCACGTCTGCAACCACTGCCATACGGTTGGGCGGCACAAGGTCAGTCTTGGTCGCTGACACTTTTGGCGATGGTTTAGATGCCGCATTGCCATCATCATCCTCGGGCGCTATGCCAGCCGCCGCCATCAGGCTGTACCGCCTGGCGTAAGTTAATGCCGAGCCATAGCCCTGCGGGTCTTGTTTGCTGGCGGGGACGTGCAGCTTGCCGCACTCCATCATTTCGCCCGATTCGTGGACAAATACGGTTTCTACAGTCACGCCGGTGTTGTCCTCAGATGTTCGCTGGATTAAGGCTATTCCTGCGGCGTTTAAGGCATCTACAACGGCCTCAATGCAACCGGCAAGGTCAACATACTTAGACCGAAAATGCGGGTTTGTGGACGTTTTTAACGCCGGTGCAAAACCGCGCTGGGCGCGTACTAACGCTGATGCAATGTTTTTCATAGGTCACCTCCAAAATCTTCACCACATTTTTCACAAGTAAAGTACCAAAGCACATTTACATCGTCAAAGGCGTGGCGGGTTAATTCGCCACAGTCATTGCCACAAATTGGGCATTCGTGATCTTCACGGGGTCTGTCAAAAGTAGCATCTGTTTTCATTAGTAGTACCTCGGGCCGCAAGTTACATCAACAATGGTTTCAGCGGTGTAACCATTGATTTTTCGTTTGCCAAACACTGTAATTGCCCGCAGGCCATTTTTCTCACATTGCTTGATTGCATCAATGACTTCGTTGCGGCCCATTGGTTGGATTTGCTTGTCCATCACTAGGTTTTGCTCGGTCATTGCCGGTTCGCTGGCGCAGCCCACCAGCGCAAGGCATAGTAGGTATTTCATGCCCGTTCTCCCATTAGCATTTTTTCAACATTGCCGATTTCTTCGACAGCGTATTCAATTTCTTGGCACAGATGCCGCACTTGCGCCCGCAAACAGCCGACTTCGTAGGCCAGCCGGTCAGCAGTGTTGGTGCTGTAAGCATTGGCGCGGTCTTCACAGTCTTTGATGATTTCAGCGGATTTCATTTTTCAATCCTTTCGTTGATGTATTTGCACAGATACTGACGGGTTGCGGTGTTAAGGTAGTCCACCCATTCCAACCCGTCCTGCATGACAGAGAAAACGGTCAAGCTGTCATCTTTCATGTCGTATTCGTAGCCAACCAACAACTTGGCATATTCGCCGTTGTCTTTTAAATCCCATTCAATTTCTATGTATGTGTAAATAGCCATTTAGTCCCCCAACAATGTTTTGTCGAGTTGTTCTTCCAAATACCTGATCAGATCTTTGCTCAAGATGTCAAAGAACTCAACGCCGTTGTGTGTAATTGACCAAATGCTGACCCATTCTTTTCTAGGGTCATCACACTTGATAACGTCATATGCGATTTCAAACTCTGCGCCCTCATATGTGTATTTGGTCAGGGTCATACGCCACCTCCGACAAAGTAGCCAATGGTGTAGGCAAGGATGGCAATGGCTGCCATTGTGATGATGGTGTCCCAGGTTTCTTTAGTCATTTGACTTTCCTTAAAAGACCGCTGCAATGTGTGCGGGTTGAGGCAAGTATAAGCTGGCTTACACACATTAAGCCAACTTACATTGGGAAATGCATTAGGGCAAACCCTATGTTTGATGCCCGTAAGACAGCTTACAATCGCAGGATGACCAAACAGGAACTTATTGACAAAGCAGGCTCACGCAAGGCGCTGGCTGAACTGTTGGGCATCAGCCTGGCAGCCATCAGCCAATGGACAGTCATTCCAAGGGCGCGTCTGTGGCAGCTTAAAGACTTGCGGCCTGAGTGGTTTTGATTTAGGATTTGGGCACGGCTACCTTTAGCGGGGGAAAAGGCGATTCGTTACCGCCCTGCCGATGTTCTTTTAGATAACGCAAACCGAGAACGTAAGGTTAAAAATGCATTACTACCAGTTCCACATTGGGGACTATAAAAGCCACACCCATCACCTTACGGTGTTGGAAGACATTGCTTACAGGCGGCTTTTAGACCACTACTACCTACACGAAGCGCCCATCAAACAACGGGACATTGCCCGTCAGATTGGAATGCGCGACCATGAACAAGAAGTTTTAAGCGTGCTAAATGAGTTTTTTGTCAGCACCGACAAAGGGTTTGTAAGTGCGCGTGCTGATGAGGAAATTGCCAAATACCGCGAGATGGTTGACGCTGGAAAACGTGGGGCGGCTAAACGGTGGCTATCCCCACCCGATGCCCCCCCTATTGCCCCCCCTAATGCTCCCCCAATAGCAACCAATAACCATAAACCAAAAACCAATAACCAAAAACCAAAGAATACAGTCGCCCCGCCTGACGGCGTGACGGATTCTGTTTGGCAGGATTTTAAAACCTTAAGAAAAGTCAAAAAAGCGCCAATCACCAACGCCGCCCTTGATGGCATACAACGGGAGGCAGCAAAGGCCGGTTGGTCAATGGAAAGCGCATTGAAGGAATGCTGCACTAGGGGATGGGTTGGATTTAAGGCCGAATGGGTTGCCAAGACTGCGCCTGACAAACCGCAATACGATCCTGACAGCCGCGCCGCAATTGAAGCTGAAGGCATTGAAAGAGGCATTGGCCCTTGGGACGAAGGAATGGAACAATGGCACGCCTATAAAACAAAAGTGCGCGGAAAGCAGGAAAAGCCGCCTAATCTTTCACAATTATTGGCTTTGGCTAAACGAAAGGCCGCATGAATTATGACCCCGAAGCTATCCGCGCCCGTGTGTTTGCCGACATGGTGCGCTTATGCCGCTTGCCAGCTTGAAAGGAATGAGCTTGGCGCGAAGTGCAGAGGATGGATGAAGATGCTTTGTTTGCGGGCATCAAGGCCCACGTTTTGGAAGAAATGAATGCGACACGCAGCCAGGGTTGACGCAAACCAGCAAACCATAGTTGCTGCGCTGCGGGCGGCTGGCGCTTATGTGTGGATTATTCAGTTGCCCGTGGATTTATTGGTGGGATACAAAAATCACACTTTTTTGGTAGAAATAAAAACCACCTCTAAAAAGCGTTTAACGGGGCTACAAGCCGACTTTTTTGAAAAATGGGCCGGTGGCACGCTATGCAGGGTTGACAGCCCACAAGCGGCTTTGGAGATGATTGGGGTTGCCAATGCGAAGCCTTGAACAAAACCGCATGATGTGGGCAAACTTGGAAGACATTGCCCAGCAAGTAACGTGGTACGGTGTTAAGCTGACAAAAGATGAATGGAAAGACGTTTTGACCGCCGCGCTCAAAAAACAAAAGGTTGTGCCTGGCATAGAGGGCGGCTTTGTCGTGATTGGTGCGCGAACTAGCAAGATGACCGTGCCCGAAATGACCGAATTGATAGAGTTATCCACAGCCTTTGGCACACAACAAGGCGTGAAATTTCGCGCTTTTGTTGATGATTAAGTGCCCCGTGTGCGGGACGTGGACAATCGTGAAAGAGACGCGATTGGAAGCTGGCAACACCCGCCGCCGCCGAATTGAATGCGCCAATATGCACCGATTCACTACCTTGGAGACTGTAATTGCTACAAAAACACGCATACGTCAGAAGCAAAAAGCTGCTGAAATTAGTGGCAAGCCTTGATTGCCAATGCTGCGGGTCAGGCAACATGGTGCAGGCGGCACATACAAATTGGGGCGGCGGCAAAGGTCGGGGCATTAAAGCCGACGATAATTTAGTGGCTGCGCTGTGCTTACATTGCCATTTTGAGATTGACCAAGGCGCAAATTTGGACAAGAATCAGCGCCAGCAGATGTGGAACAAGGCGCACCAAAGAACGGTGGACGCATTGATAGGCTCAGGGCAGTGGCCTAAAAACGTACCATTGCCTTACAATTAGGTGGTCAACACGCATGGGGATTGTGGTTCGACTCCACTGGGACGGGGGAAAGTCAAAACGGGTAATTCCCGCCCTATCCCGATTGGTCAAGTCCCCAGCCGTGTTGGTGTAACTCAGTTTGGTAGAGTCATGGGCAGATTTCTGTCGATACTGCGGGAAGACACGTTGAAGCGCAGTATGCGGGTCGCTGGTTCGAATCCAGCCATCAACAACTTTAAAGGATTGCCATGAAAAAAAATGTAGCGGACTTTATTTCAACCATGCTGCACAGCGGCACGGTTACCCATTTCATGCATTTGGCAACGGACAGTTTTGCGGTACACATGGCATTAGGCGCGTATTACACCGAAATCATTGAACTGACCGACCAGTTTGCCGAGGCATACAACGGTGGATACGAAAAGATTAAGGATTACCCCGAAAACTTCCACAACGCCAAAGACCCGCAAAAGTACATGGCCTCAATCAAGGCTTTCATTGAAAAGAATCGTGTGGCCCTGCCTGATGACAGCCAATTGCAAAACATCGTGGATGAAATTGCCGCGCTGGTGGACTCTACGATTTACAAGCTAACCCTCAAATGATCCGCATATTTGCAGGATACGACCCTCGGGAAGCCGTGGGCTACCATGTATTCTGCCAATCGGTCATAGAACGCACCAAGGGGCTGGTCAGTATCACGCCCCTATCCGGCAAGCAGCGGGACGGGACTAACGCATTTACCTATCAGCGGTTTTTAGTCCCATTTTTGTGCGGATTCCAAGGCAAAGCCATATTTTTGGATGGCAGCGATATGCTCATGCTGGCAGACATTGAAGACCTAGAAAGCCTGTTCGACCCGCGCTATGCCGTCCAAGTGGTCAAGCACGACTATCAAACCAAGCACTTAAGGAAGTACATCGGCACACCGATGGAAGCCCGAAACGGCGACTACCCAAGAAAAAATTGGTCAAGCCTGATGCTGTGGAATTGCGAACACAACCGCAATAGGGTGCTGACACCCGAATTTATTGACGAATCCAGTGGCGAAGAATTGCACCGATTCCAATGGCTGCCCGACTCATTGATTGGCGATTTGCCAAAGGAATGGAACGTGCTGGTGGGCGAACACGACCATCTGCGGACAAAGATAGCGCATTTCACTTTGGGCATACCGGAATTTGACCATTACGCCAATTGCGACTACAGCAAGCCTTGGTTTAATACCAAAAGCCGTATGTTGGACGGCCTAATTAAAATGAAAAATGCATATGCTTAACGCATTTGTCCTTTTGTCTAGGCGTGTGGAATTTTGGCTATACAACGCCGTTTTTCGGGTTTTCCACAATCGCTGCTTAATTGGTGACCACCCATTTTTCAGCAAAAAGACTTTGCGCCCAGCCAAAGAATTAGAAGCCGCGCACCCACAGATCAAGGAAGAAGTCTTAAAAATCCTAGAGCGCTATGAGGAATTGACCCCGTTTCAAACCATGTCGCCGGATCAGGAACACTTGTCCAGCGATGACAAATGGAAGTTTTTCTTTCTCAAGTGCGCCAACATCAAATTCCGCAAAAACGCCGCGCTGATGCCTCAGACAATGGCAATTGTAAATAAGTACCCCGAAATCGTAAGCGCCTATCTGTCAATTCTTGCACCACACAAATCGTTGCCAATGCACAGAGGCCCGTGGTCAGGCGTACTAAGGGCGCACCTTGGCGTGGTGGTTCCAGTTCCAGCAGATGCCAGCAAAAAGCCGCATTTGATCGTAAACGGCCTGCGCTACGAATGGAAAGAGGGCGAAGTGGTGTTCTTTGATGACACCTATGAACATGAGGCCCACAACCCAACCGACGAAATCAGGGTTGTGCTGTTTTTGGACGTTCTCAGACCATTGCCCTGGCCCTACGCCATGTTAAACCGGCTTATACTTTCAGCGGCTTTGCTTTTTCCTTACATTTGGATTCCCTATTTTCGGCACAAGAAATGGGAAAAGACATTTCACGCACCAAAAGGTTGATATGGCTGATTACGACTTAATGGCACAAGCATTGGCAGATCAACCGCCTGGCTATGGTTACGGCTTGCGATATGGCATGGGCAAAGCCGGTGAGCCGCTAATTCTAAAAGGTAAAGGTTATTTTGGGGAAATGAAAACAGCCGAAGGTTACCCAATGGGCGAATACTCAGGCGTGTCTACCTTTGACGGTAAGGATGTTGAACATCCATTCATCGTGCCAACCTTGAACAAACAAGAACTTGACCTTTTGCGAATGACCGGCGAAGTGTCACCCGAAATTGCAAGAAAAGCCCAATTGTGGGCACAAGGCCGCATGGAACAAGGAAAAGACCCATTTGCCACCCAAAGCGACATTCGATTGCCTTATCCATCTGAATAAATGAAAATCACGCAAAAAAAGGTTGACAACCTTATTCCCTATGTAAAGAACAGCCGCACCCATTCAGACGCACAAGTAGCGCAGATTGCGGCAAGCATTAAGGAATTTGGCTGGACTAACCCCATTTTGGTGGATGGGGACAACGGCATCATTGCAGGCCACGGGCGCTTATTGGCGGCGCGTAAGCTGGGTTACAAAGAAGTGCCAACCATTGAATTGGCAGACTTGACCGAGACGCAAAAGCGGGCTTACATCATTGCCGACAACCGCCTGGCGCTAAACGCAGGCTGGGACAATGAGATGCTGACCATTGAGCTAAACGACTTGCTGGCAGACGGCTTTGCGCTGGAACTGCTGGGGTTTGACCCAAAAGAACTAAACGCTTTACTTGAGCCGGAAGTGGTGCAGGGCTTAACCGATGAAGATGCCGTGCCTGATGTGCCGGAAGAGCCAAAGACCAAGCTGGGCGACATTTACCAATTGGGCAATCACCGGCTTATGTGTGGGGACAGCACCAGCATAGATGCTGTGCAGGAACTATTGCTTGGCGACCGCCCTGACATGGTTTTTACTGACCCGCCTTACAACGTAGCGTTTAATGGCAGAAGCGGCAAGTTTGCTGTAATCAAAAATGATGATTTGCCAAAAGACCAATTTGAAGAATTTATAAAAGAATGGTTGCAAACATTTGAAGCTTTTAGACCAAATAGTTATTACATTTGCTGCAATTGGGCGTTTTATGGTATTTTGCAAACAGCACTTAACCCAAAGGCTTGCATTGTGTGGGCCAAAAATGTGTTTGGCATGGGCCGTGGGTATAGGCATCAACATGAATTTATTGTGTTTGATGGCTTAATTGACCCAAGCATCAAAAACGAATCAGATTTGTGGAACATAGCCCGAGATACAAAATATGTGCATCCAACTCAAAAACCTGTTGCACTAAGTGAGCGTGCTATAAAAAACAGCAGTAAGCCAAATAACATTGTTTTGGATTACTTTGGCGGCTCGGGTAGCACATTGATTGCGTGCGAAAAAAACAACCGCCATGCCAGGCTGATGGAGCTAGACCCCAAATATTGCGATGTGATCGTAAAGCGCTGGGAGGACTTCACAGGCAAGACGGCTGTGTTATTGTCCGAGAATGTTCAGCCAGCTTAACCGAGTTCCCCTCTAAAAAATGCCAATCATTGCACAAGAGGCTCACAAGCCAACCGATGAAAGCCGCAGAATGGTCGAAAGCACCAGCGGATTGGGCCTACCTCATGAGCAAATAGCCATCTTGGTGGGAATAGACGACAAGACCTTGCGTAAGTATTACCGCGCCGAATTGGACTTGGGCAAGGCCAAAGCAAACGGGCAAATTGCCAAGACGCTGTTTAGCAAGGCCACCGGCGGGGACACCACGGCGCTGATATGGTGGACAAAGACACAAATGCGCTGGGCCGAGACGGTTAAGCAAGAAATCACGGGCGCAGACGGCAATGACTTGGTGATCAAATGGGCAGCAGGGAAATAATCCTGCCGTACAGCCCTCGGGACGCATTTATGCCGTTTCATAACCGCACGACCCGCTGGTCATGTTTGGTCGCCCACCGAAGAGCCGGTAAGACCGTGGCGGCAATTAACGATTTGATTAAGCGGGCAATCACAGAGGGCAACCGCAGCGCTCAATATGCGTACATTGCTCCTTTTCGCAGCCAGGCCAAGCGCGTGGCATGGGACTACCTCAAGCACTACGCCGCGCCCATCACCAGCACAAGCAATGAATCCGACCTTATGGTGGAACTCATAAACGGCGCAAAAATCATGCTGTTTGGCGGGGATAACGCCGATGCCATGCGTGGAATGGGTTTCAATGGGGTGTACTTAGACGAATATGGCGACTTTCGACCCAGCGTTTGGGGTAATGTCATTCGGCCTACGCTGTCCGACCGGCTTGGTTGGGCGGTTTTTGGGGGGACGCCAAAATCAAAAAATCAGTTTTACGACATTTATAAGGTCAGCCAAGTCACGCCGGATTGGTTTTTGTTGCGGTTGCCGGCCTCTGTAAGCAAAATCTTGCCCGAATCCGAACTGGTGGCAGCAAGGGCGCAATTAAGCCAAGACCAATTTGACCAAGAATACGAATGCAGCTTTGATGCGGCAATCATGGGCGCGTTTTATGGGCAAGAGATGCGCCAGGCGCAAGACGAAGGCCGTATCAGAGAATTGCCGTTTGACGCTGACGCGCCGGTCTACACTGCTTGGGACTTGGGCTATCGAGACGATACCGCCATTTGGTTTTATCAAGTGATTCGAGGCGAGATCAGGGTTATGGATTACTACGCCGTATCAGGCGCAAGCATTGAGGACATAGCCCAAGTGGTGATTGACAAGGGCTACCGGTACACCAAGCATTACCTACCGCATGACGCACGAGCAAAGACGCTGGCATCGGGCGGCAAATCCATTGTGGAACAGCTTGCAGCCCACCTTGGCGGCATGAGTAAGCTGGCAATCGTGCCTGAGATTGGAGTGCAAGACGGCATTCAAGCTGTCAGGATGGTGCTGCCTCGGTGCTATTTTGACCCAAGCTGTGAGGAAGGGCTGGAGGCGCTGCGCCAATATCAGCGGGAATACGACGAAGACAAGAAAGCATTTCGACAAAATCCCCGCCATGATTGGTGTTCACACCCAGCGGATGCCTTTAGAATGTTAGCAGTCGCCTACAGGCAAGAGGCTAGAGATCAAACGCCGCCCAAGGGCAAGACCATCCGAGACATTACATTGGATGAATTGTGGGAATTTGACACGCAACAACATCGTGGAGAACGAATATGAGCCAGCCAGTAGCAGAAGTAGGTGCATACAAAAACATGACGGCAACAGGCGCGGTAACGACCGGCCCATGCCAACTAATTGGGTTCTATGTCAACAGCACCACCGCAGGCACTATGGTGTTGACTGATGGCGGCGCAAGCGGCACGGTTGTGTCGGGCACAATTACACCCGCCATTGGATTTCATCGGTTTCCTGCAAACATCGGTTCAAGCCTTTACTTTACTGAGGGCGGGACATTGGATGTGACATTCTTCTTTGCATCGGGCAACTAATGGCCTACCAAGAAATGGGTGCATACGAGGGCGATGACCCTGGCCCGTACTGGCACGACCAAATAGAGGCCGCGCAAAAGGTTTTTGACAAGTGGGAAAAGCGCGGTCATAAAATCATCAAGCGTTATCGGGACGAGCGCGATGCGGTAGAGATGCCCCGTGTTCGCTACAACATCTTGTGGTCAAACATCCAAGTGTTGTTTCCTGCGCTGTACGGCAGGCAAGCCAAGCCCGAAGTTTCCCGTCGATACATGGATCAAGACCCCGTTGGTCGGCTGGCATCCACGATGCTGGAACGGGTCATGGAATACGAAACGACTCAATTTGGCGACTTTGACCATGCCATGCGTGGTGCGGTGGAAGACCGATTGCTGCCTGGTCGCGGTACGGCGTGGATTCGCTATGAGCCGGTGATTGTCAATGAACGGCCTGAAGTAAGCGAAGCCGCTGGTCAGATGGAAGAGCCAGGCGAGGCGCAGATTTACGACACGGTGGAAGAGCCAACCGAGCGCATTGATGCGGCGCACAGCCCCATCGATTACGTTTACTGGACAGATTTCCTGCACAGCCCTGCCCGCACATGGGACGAAGTTTGGTGGGTGGCCCGCGCCGTCTACATGACCAAGGACGAAGGCATCGAGCGTTTTGGCGATGTCTTTAAGAACGTGGGCTTAGACAGCAGCAACACGGACATGGATGCCAAAAATCCAATGACCGCCAAGAACACCTATGACAAAAAAGCCAAGGTGTTTGAGATTTGGAACAAGCGCACCGGTAAAGTCTGCTGGATTGCAAAAGGTTATCCACAGGCGCTAGATGAGCGCGATGACCCGCTGGAATTGGAAGAATTCTTCCCCTGCCCGCGCCCGCTGATGGCAACCACCACCACAGGGACAATGATTCCTGTGCCGGATTACTGCGAGTACGAAGACCAAGCGCAGGAACTGGACAACCTGACCCAGCGCATTTTCTTGCTGACCAAAGCCTGCAAAGCGGTTGGTGTGTTCAATGCCGAATTCAAGGAACTGGGCCGTTTGTTCACCGAAGGCGTGGACAACAAGCTATTCCCCGTGACCGCATGGGCGGCAATGAGCGAAAAGGGCGGCTTGAAGGGTGCTATCGACATGATGGACACCTCGCAGATTATTGTGACCTTGCGGGAACTGTACGCTGCACGGGAGCAAGTCAAGCAGGCCATCTACGAAATCATGGGCATTTCGGACATCCTGCGCGGCGCGTCTAAAGCCCAAGAAACCCTTGGTGCACAGCAGCTAAAGGCCAACTTTGGCAGCTTGCGGATGCGGAGCAGCCAAGGCGATGTGGCGCGGTTTGCGTCTGACATCTTCAAGCTGAAGGCGCAAGTAATCTGCAAGTTTTACCCGCCTGAACTGATTGTGCAGATGTCCGGTGTGATGGACACACCCGATGGGCAAAACCCGCAACTGCTGCAAGCCGCCGTGCAAATGCTGTCCAACAGCACCATCCGCGACTTCCACATTGCGGTTGAGGCCGACAGCTTGGCGCAGATTGACGAACAGGCAGAGAAACAAGGCGCACAAGAGGCCATTCAAGCGATTGGATTGTTTTTGCGTGAGGCAATCCCCATGATTAGCGCAGCGCCCGAAACCCTGCCAATGGCCTCCGAGATGCTGCTGTTCTTGGTGCGCCGGTTCCGCGCCGGTCGCGGGTTGGAAAGCGCAGTTGAACGCGCCATGAAAGCCTTGGAAGAAAAGGCGGCAATGGCTAAACAACAACCGGCTGGCCCGCCGCCTGAGATGATGCAAATCCAAGCTGACCAGCAGGCAGAACAGATGCGGATGCAAGCGCAAGCGCAAACTGAGCAAATGAAAATGCAGGCGCAGGCCCAAATCGAACAAGGCAAGGCGCAGCTTGAAATGCAGATGCACCAAGCCAAAATGCAAGCAGAAATGCAATTGGCGCAGATGAAAGCTGACTTTGAGACTGCCAAGCAAAATAACGAATTGCAGATAAAAGCCCGTGAAATGGCTGGTAAGGAAGAATATGAACGATGGAAAGCCGAACTGGATGCAGCGACCAAAATCATGGTGGCTCGCATTGGTAGCAACCCTGGAATCGACCTACCGGTCGTTGAAGCAGCGGCTGCACAAATAACCAACGAACTGGGCGGCACAATCGTCCAGGCAATGGACAAGATCACCGCCTTGCACGACAACATGGCAAATCTGCACGGCGAATCCATGCAAAACATTGGCGCTGCTATGCAACGGCTTAACGCGCCCAAACGCATTGTCAGAGGGCCGGATGGCAAAGCCATAGGCGTTGAAGTTGTCGGCTAACTATTGGGACAGCGGAGAATGGGACGTTGCCGTTTGGGATGGACAAGACCCAATACCCGCAGAGGTGTTGCTAGGTGGACACTTTGGGTTTGATGAGAAAACAAGAAATAAACAATGGGACGTTCAGAAAAAGGCTGAAGGACAACGGCGAAGCAAACTACGCGAAGAATTATTTGGGTTGCCGCCCGAAAACGTAGAGCAAATCACCAGCAGCCCCGAGGAAACAATTGCCGTTGCTGCCGTCAATTATTTGGATTACGATAGACTATTGCAACAAATTTATAAATTAAAAAAACAAATAGATAATAATCAGGATGAGCAAGACATAGAATTTTTGATTGGACAACTATGAAAGAAACATGGGTTTTCCCTTCTGACGGCTCTGAGCCGTACGAACGAAGCAAAGGGCCGACCGCTGACCGCATGATGATTTTTGGCGACATTGAGCCTTTTCGGTCGCCTGACGGTCAGATGATCATGGGCCGCGCACAATGGCGCGAACACTTGAAGGCAACCGACACCATTGAGATGGGCCATTCGGATGTCAAATACGCCCAAGCCGAATGGCAAAAGAAAAAAGAAGCCCACACCGCCCGCTTGCGTGGACAAGTGGCACGGGTGCAGGAATTTGACCGCCCAGGCGCACCCATTGCTCCGACTCAGCGCAGCAACTTGAACGTGGAGATGGCGAATCGGCTGCACAACCGACCGCCGCCCGAGCGCAAGGAAATGATCAAAATGACCCTCGACCAAATGAAAAGGATGAAATGATGGAAAACGAAGTTGTCGCACCCGACACGACCGAAGCACCAGCACCCGAAGCCCCTGCGGTTTCTACACCCGAGCCGCAAAGCCGCGCCGACACGATCCGCGAGGCATTGGCAAAAACATCATCTGATCCTGCAAACCAAGGCAAACCAAGCCAGCCCCGTGAAAAGGGCAAGTTTGCCCCAAAATTCCCAACTAGCGAATCCCAAGCACCGAACACGCCCGAAAAACCTCGGGTGGATATGCCCAAATCTTTGCGTTTGGAACTGAAAGACCATTGGGAAAAAGCCCCGCAAGAACTCCAGCAAGCCTTTGCCCAGCGCGATGCCGACTACGAAAAAGGCATTAGCCAGTACAAAACACGGGATGCCGAGGCACGGGCCATCACCGAGCAATTTGCCCCGTATGAGTGGATTTTGCGGAATGAAAACACGACTCCGGCGCAGGCTATTGCTCCCCTTTTGCAGACTGCGGCCCTGCTGCGGACGGGCACACCGGCGCAAAAAAGCCAAGCCGTGGCCCACATGATCCAGCAGTTTCAGATTCCGATTGACCAAGTTTCTGCCCATTTGGGCGGGACTGCACCGGTTCAGCAGGATTCGCATTACAATGATCTCGCGCAACAAGTACAGCAGCTTACGCAACACATAACGCAGCAGCAGTATCAAGCGCAGAAATCGAACGAAAACAGGGCACTCTCTGTTATCCAGCAATTTGCGAGCGACCCCGCAAATATGCACTTTGAGGCAGTTTCCGACCGGATGTTGCAGCTTCTACAAGCGCCACAAGTTTTAGGAGACACAAGTCAGATGTCCGAACGCGAGAAATTGCAATTGGCATACGACACAGCAGTTAGGCTTGATCCGCAATTAGCGCAAAGTTTGTATGCTCAACAGCAGCAGCAGTCGCAAGCGCAAGCCCAAGTGCAGAGAGCAAGAACAGCGGCGGTAAGTGTGCGCGGCGCACCTGGTGGCAGCGCAAACCCCGTCATTAATCAAACCGACCGGCGGGCCGTGATAGCCAATGCGCTACGGTCTTTCGGTTAAATAGGAGTTA